CTTATACATTAAGAAATGGAGGAAAAAAAAATAAGCTTTAATAATAATAATTTTACTTTGTGGAAAGTAAACACTAAGCCGCTATTTATTAAAGGGAAGTTAAAAGGCTTTAAAATTAAAAATACCTTTATTAAGGAAATTACAAACGAGATTGAAAACTATAATTATTTAAGTTTAGACCTGACTTTAAAAGGAAAGGGCAGTTTTACCGAATTTATAGAAACCAAAGCCCAAAGGGAAAAACGAGAACAAACAAAAACACTTTGAAAAATGGATAAAATAGAGTTTATTAAAAGAGTCGAGGAGGCCAGGGCCGCACTACCAAAAAGCATAATTCCGCTTTTTATTGTCAAATACCCAAGCTTTAACACGTACAAAAGTAAAAGCCGAGTTACAAATGTAATACACGGGCGACTTATGGACGAGGAAATTTTAAACAAGCTTGAGGAACTCGTAAAAATTTTACAACCAAATTAATTTTTATTTATTAACCCCTAAATTTTTTTAGATTATGCAAAGAGGAGCGAAAGCAAACCAGGAAAGCGCCGTTAAATATTGGAACTTTTCAAAAGGACAGTTTACCCGACGAGTAAGCGAAAACCACAAAGGCGCCACGCCGCGAGTATTAGAGCAAGGCCCAAACACTGGAAAAACTATTTACGAGATTTTTATGGACCAGGTGACGGGCCAAATTGTCGAAATCAAAGTACGTGAGGGCGACTACGGTAAAAGCTTTCAAATACTTATTGACGTGACCGAGGACGAACTAAACCCCGAATTTTACGCCGTAGATTTTCGATTTAACAGCACAGGCAAAAGCCTACTTAAAAAGTTGCCAAATATTGACCTTACTAAGGACGTGGCCCTCGTTGGTTACGCGATTGACGGGACAAACAGCAAAGGCGAGGCAGTAACTAACTATTACGCCGTGCCATACCAGGGCGAAATCTCAAAGGCTGGCAAGGTTTTACCCGCTTACACAATGGAGGAGCCGAACGGCTACCCCGAAATGAAGAAAATAAAAGTTAAAGGAAAAAACACGTGGGACGATACGGACCAGCTCGAGTTTTTGGAAAACCTTATAAACTCGATTAAGTGGCAAGGACAGCAAGAACAGGCAACGCCTGAGGCTGTAGCAACCCAGGACGAGGAAAGCGAGGAAATACCTTTTTAAATTACACACACACGGGGGGCACCCGCCCCCCTTTTTAAACCCCCTAAAAAATGCAAAAATTAATTATTCGCTGTAGCAGCCTATATAAAATAATGGGCAAGCCTAAGACAAAAAGTAAAGCCCAAATTTACGCCGACACCTTGGCAAAGCTTGAAGAGGAAAGCGCTAAATATGAGGCCATCAGAAACAAAACCACAAAAACGGCTATTAATAAACTTGAAAAGCTCGGACAGCTTACCGCTCAGGCCAACGAGTTAGAGCCGTTTAAAGACGCCTGGGAGCTTTCCACAACCGCAAAAACTTACATAAAGGAGCTGGCAAAAGAAAACTTTTACGGATATTCAAAGAGAATTGAGAATAAATACCTGGAAAAGGGTTTAATTAACGAGGACGAGGCAATAAAAGCGCTGGCCTCAGTACACCAGGCGCCCTATGTAAAAAACACCGAGCGTAAAAGCCTTACTTGGTTAACAGGCGAAGCGGACATAGTAGACAAAAAAGCGGGCTTTATTATTGACATAAAAAACGCTTGGGACATTTCAACCTTTCCCGCATTTAAAGAGGACGTAAATAAAAAAGTAAAAGAGGCGGGCTACGACTGGCAGCAAAAAGGGTACTTAATTTTGTGGAAATTAAAAAAAGCCTTTGTTTGCTACGTGATCACGGACACCCCCGCCGAGCTCGTGCCTGACTTTGAGGACTTGGACCTCCATAGAATGGAGGACAAGCACAGCGCAAATAAGCGCATAAGTATGAGCGACGAAATAACGCTAAGCGCTGAGGACGTAAAGGACATAAAAAGCGCTTACAAGGCAGCAAACGAGTATTTTAAGGAGTGTTTAACTGAGTTAAAAGGGAAGTAATGAAATTTGATAAACCCAAATATTTAAAACTAGTCGAATTTATAAGGGCGAACAAAGGGCGAGTTTTTGCCCTTTACACGCCCAAGGCGGGAACAATGATACAACCCAAGGGAATGGAAAAACAGGAGCTTAAAAAAATACCTGGCTTAAAAAATAAAGAGGCTTTAATATATCATTGTAAACATTATATTAATAACTATAGACTTTACCCCGACGAGCCACAATTAGAATTTTCAGACGATTATACACAATTAAGAATAAAAAACTCATGGAAACAAATAACCACTATTACGAAATCTACTTTATAATAAAGCCACTATTTAAAAGGGCCGAAACGGGGCGCGTAATAGTAAACAAAAACAGAATAATAAAAAGCCCCGAGGCTCAGGAAATAATAAAAGAAACCGTTTCAAGTAAAGCCAAGTTAACGGCTTTAATTTACCGAGAATTTCACGAAATATGAAGCTAAGAAACTACCAAACAGAAAGCGTTTTTTTAATTCGCCAAGCGTTTAGCCAGGGCCTCAAGTCGGTTATTCTTTGCGTGCCAACGGGAGGAGGAAAAACGGTAATTTTTACAACCTTAACAAGCCTTTCAATTGCTAACGGTAAAAAAGTTATGATTATTTGCGACCGTAAGGAATTAATCGGACAGGCCGAATACAATTTAAACCGCCTCGGGCTTTACCCCACTATTATAGCCCCAGGACATAAGCAGTTAAAAAATAATTGTTACCTGGCAAGCGTGGACACCTTAACAAGGCGCGAGCTGCCAGCCGTGGACTTAATAATAATTGACGAGGCCCACAAACAAACCTTTGATAAAATTATACTTAAATACAGGGAAAGCCCCTACGATCCGTTTATTATAGGAGCAACGGCCACGCCGCTAAGGACAGGAAAACAAAGGAGCTTGCACGAGGTTTATAATAAAATAATTGAGCCCGTAACTATTGACGACTTATTAAAACAAAGTTACTTAGTCCCGTGCATAACCTACGCGGCAAAGGAGGACTTTTCAAACGTAAAAATAACAGGGAACGACTATAATAACGCCGCTTTATACGAGCAGTTTAACAAATCAAGGCTTTACGCTGGCGTTATTGAAAAGTATAAAACCCACGCCGAGGGTAAAAAAGCAATAGTTTTTAACGTAAATATTGAACACTCAAAAAAAATGGTTTCTGAGTTTTTGGCCGCTGGCTACAGCGCCAAGCACTTGGACGGATCGACACCAAAAAAGGAGCGGGCGCAAATACTCGAGGACTTTAAAAACGGAAAATTTTTGATTTTATCCAATTGCTCAGTACTTACAACAGGGTACGACGAGCCAAGTATTGAAGCTGTAATAATTAACAGGGCCACCAAATCGCTGCCCCTATACTTACAAATGACAGGGCGAGGCTCAAGAATACACGACAACAAAAACAATTTTATTGTTTTAGACATGGGCTCAAATGTTTACGAGTTTGGACTATGGGAGGAGCCCAGGACGTGGCAAATAGTAAAAGAGCGGAAGAAAACCAACGGCGTGGCCCCTGTTAAACTTTGCCCCGTTTGTGAGGCGATGAACCACGCCAGCGCCCGCATTTGCTTTGAGTGTAAAGAGCCGTTTAAAATAAAAGCGAAAGCACTTTTGCAAGGCGACTTTGTAGAGGTTAAAAAAGGCCTCAGGAACAGCGAGCGAGGGGCTGAGAAAAAAATAAACTTACGAACAGCAACCAAAGAACAGCTTAAAATTTACGCCCTTAAAAAAGGCTACAAACCCGCCTGGGTTTACGTTCAACTAAAAAATAGGACAAAAACAATACATTAAAATTTTTATTACATTTATAACCCCCCGCAATTCCGCGGCCCTTAAAATTAATTTATGAATATCTCATTTTTTCCAAAGATTTTCGCCCATAATCCCGAGCGAGAAACAACTATTATTGAATTTTTAAACAGCGTAAAACACGGCACGTTTAAACACTTAATAGAGCCAATAAACAACGAACCGAACAAAAAGAAGCGCAAAACTTTAAAAGAAAATACTTTGCCGTATGTTACAATTTCGGGGCTTTACCCTGAGATTAGAAACAAAGAGGGGCTAAAAAAACATAGTGGCTTTATTTGCTTGGATATTGACGACAGCGCGGACCTTGGCAAGGATTGGGACAACGTAACCCAGGATAAACACACATACGGGGCTTTTAAAAGCGCCTCAGGGCTTGGAATAGCCGTTTTAATAAAAATAAACCCCAAAAAACACCTGGAAAGCTTTTTATCTTTAGAGCGTTACTACTTGGAAAAATTTCAAATAATACTCGATAAAAGTTGTAAAGACGTTACCCGCCCCCGCTTTGTTTCATACGATCCAAACGCCTACATTAACCCCAAGGCGGCCACGTATTCAAATTTCCTCAAGAAAAACGAAATTATTAAAAAGCTACCCAATATAATAACAGGGCAAAAAGACATTGAATATATAATTGAGCAAATAAACGAGCGTAAAATTGATATTACGCGGTCCAGTTACCATATTTGGCTAGAAATTGGCTTTGCTATAGCCTCGGAGTACGGAGCGGGAGGGCGCCAATACTACCACGCGATAAGCTACTACAGCGAAAAATATAAACACGACGTTTGCGAGAAACAATATGAGCACTGTATTAAGTCCAAAGGTAACGGCGTGCAAATAGCGACTTTATTTTACTACGCTAAAGAGGCAAATTTGGACCTTGTAAGCAAGGAAACAAAGCACGTTGTCGCTGTTTCTAAAATGGGTAAAAGAGGGGCACGAAAGCGCGAGGACGTAATAAAATTACTAAATGAAGTCGATAAAATAGAGCCGAAATTTAGCACGGAAATAGTAAACAAAATTTACGACAGTAAAACAGATTTACGACTAACGGAGGAATTAAGCCAACTTGAGCAAGTAGAACTTTTTTTAAAGAATAATTACAACCTAAAAAGGAACGACGTAACGCGATACATTGAGAACAACGGCCAGGAAGTGGACAGCGTTTTTATTAATTCTGTATGGCTACAGGCTCGGCGAATAGTAAGCGAAAAAACCAGCTTTGAAATAGTTGAAAAATTAATCGGCTCGGACTTTGTGGAGTCTTACAACCCTATACAGGACTTTTTTAACGACAACGCACACTTAAAGCCTGAGGGCTTAATAACTAAGCTTTGCGACTGTATAGACACCGACACGGGAATAAATGATTTAAACCCCTCTTATAAGTATATTTTTATTACAAAGTGGCTTATTGGAATAGTTAGCGCGGCCCATTGGGAACATAGCCCCCTATTTTTGGCCCTTTGTGGAGGACAAGGGACAGGGAAAACGGAATTTTTTAGGCGCTTACTACCCAAGGAACTGGGGAAATATTACGCCGAGAGTAAATTGGACGCGGGCAAAGACGACGAAATACTAATGACTCAAAAGCTGTTAATTATTGACGACGAACTGGGGGGGAAGTCTAAACAGGAGGCCAAAAGATTAAAGGAGCTTACAAGTAAGGCGGACTTTACACTACGTGAGCCTTACGGGCGTAAAAATGTTACATTAAAAAGGCTTGCGGTGCTTGGGGGGACAACAAACGACGACGCTGTTTTGAACGATCCTACAGGAAACCGCCGTATAATACCCATAAATGTTAAAAGCATAAACCACGGGGTTTATAATTCGATAAATAAAAAGGACTTGTTTTTGGAAGTTTACCAGCTTTACGCCTCAGGGTTTACCCACCATTTAACACGCGAAGAAATAGACCTATTAAACCGCAATACTTTAAATTTTGAAACCATAAACAGGGAAAGGGAATTAATAAACCAATTTTTTAAAAATGTCGAATTTAAGGAAAGCGGGGACGTTGAGGAATTTATGACGGCTACCGAAATACAAAATTATATTGAAGAACAGCTAACAGGAAACGCAAAAATAAATCAATGGAAAATGAGCCAAGAGCTTAAGAACCTGGGGTTTACGACTAAACAAAGAAAGGTTTTCGGTAAAAACGGGCGATTTTACACAATTATAAAAACGTCTATAGCCCAGCGGTGCGGGGTTCTGTACAAGGATGAGGGAAAAAAAACGGACTTTAAAAAAATGAACGATTTTCCTTTCTAAAAATTTTGTAAAAGTGTGTTACCGACTTAGCTTGATTATCAGACAGTTAGCGACAAAAAAGGTAACAACCTCAAAAAGGGGGTCTGTAAACCCGTCATACTTGATAATCAGGGGTTTAGCTCGTTTTGGTCCAAAAAGGTAACAACCCCCTTTTTAAGGTGTTACCGCCTTGGGGCCAGTGGGGGCGGGGGTTTCTATAAAAAGGTAACAAAGGTATGTTAATTTGGTTTTACGGGGCCACAGCTTTTTGAAAAAAAACGCCCCCTGTTTTTAACAGCCCCTTAATACCCCTTATATGGGGAGGGTGTAAGACCTGTTACCTTTTTGGGGAAACCCCCGCCCCCGTTGACTCTAAGGCGGTAACAGGCTTTTTAAGGTGTTACCTTTTTAAAAAGGGCGTTACTTTTACAAAAAATTAAGTATTTTAAAGCCTATGTTTATGGATTTAGACAATACGAAATACAAAACCGAAAGCCAACACCAAGCGGCCCTTATAAAATGGTTTTGGAATACTTACAAAGAATACAGGGGTTTACTGTATCATAATTTTAACAACCCACGAAATAAGATACAAGGCGCCCAGCTTGTAGCCCTTGGATTAATGAAAGGAAACCCCGACTTAACACTGGCAGTAAGTAAAAAAGGCTTTGGGGCTCTTTATTTGGAGCTTAAGAAACCAGGGGAAAGGCCGAGGCCTGAGCAAATTAAACAAATGGATCGTTTAAAAAATGCGGGTAACTTAGTGAAATGGGCCGACAATGCGGAGGACGCGGCGAGTATAATTTATAATTATTTACTGTAATGCTACAACTAAACACAGTTATTTTAACGGATTAACAGATAAATAAAATGGATAAGAAAAGAGATTATTTAGAGGATGAATTTATAAAAAACACAGGTGAATTAGCGTTTTTGCATACTGACAATATAAATCCTAAATACATTAAATGGCTTGAAAGTGAATTATACGCACTAAAGCAAGTTAAAAATAATGGTGTTTTAGATGATGTTAGCCAACAACGTGAACTGTTAGAATCTTTTGTTGATTATGCAAAAGGTAGAAGTATTAGGGATATTAATATTGATGATGACACGATACTTTATTTCCTAGAAGATTCTAATTGTGGCTAACAAAAAGCTAAAAACTGGGCTTTTGCCTTGTTTTTTAACTTTTGTTATTTTAATTTAAAAAAATGAGTACTAAATTGACAGATAAACAAAAAATTTTTTGTAAGGAATACATTAAAGACTTTAACGCAACCCGCGCGGCTATTGCGGCGGGTTATAGTAAAAAAACAGCTTACGCAAGTGGAGCCGAAAACCTCAGAAAACCTCAATTACAAAAAAAAATATCTGAATTAACAGCCAAAAGAGCCGAGCGCACGCAAATAACAGCGGACAACGTCGTAAAAGAACTTGCCAAAATTGGCTTTGGAAGTGAGGACCAAATAGAGGGTTTTACCCGCTTGGAAATAAAGGACAAAATTAAAGCGCTTGAGCTATTGGCGCGACATACAGGGGCCTTTAATAGCGACGAAAGCACAAAGGCAATGATTAATGTAATAATGGGTAAAACCAAGTAAATGGCCATTACAGTAAACTTTCCCGCCTGGGACGAAATGGTAAACGCCCCCTTTGTGGATCTTTTAGACAACAAAGACAGATATATTTTATTGTGGGGCGGGCGAGGCTCAGGAAAAACGGACAGCACAATAAAAAAAATAATTGTTCGAATGTTAACGGCGCCGTATTTCAAGGGCGTTTTAGTCCGCAAAGTTTACGACACCATTAAGGAAAGCCAATTTGAGGGTATTAAAACCGAGGTTTACAATATGGGCCTTGAAAGCCTGTTTACTTTTAGAACGTCGCCCCTTTCCATTACTTGCGTAAATAAAAATAGGATTATAGCCAGGGGCTTGGATAAGGCCGACAAAATAAAGGGAGTTGATAACCCGACCTTTATATGGTACGAAGAGGGCAACGATATGACCGAGGAAGATTTTAATACAGTCACAACCACGGTACGAAGTAACAAAGCCGATTATTTACAGGAAATTTTTTCTTTTAACCCTGAGGCCGACACGGCCAACTATTCCGACTTTTGGATATATAAAAAGTTTTTCGCTGGCCAAAGTAAAAAAACCTTTCGCAGTACTACAGCCGTGGAGGTTGAAATTGACGGTAAAAAAGAAAATGTTAATTACTCTTATACGTCGATACATAGCACGTTTAAGGATAACCCCCATTTACCCGCCATTACTAAGGCAACTTACGAGGACTTGAAAAGAACAAACCCGTATTATTTTACAGTTTACACCCTGGGGGAGTGGGGAAATAAAGAGGTTGGGAGCCGCTTTTATAAAACTTTCAGCCACGAGCAAGTAAAGCCCACGGCTTACGATCCAAGTAAAGCCTTACATATAAGTATGGACGAGAACGTAAACCCCTATTTAACCCTCACAGTGCACCAGGTTAAAAACGAGGGGGAGGCTGTAGTCATTGAGCAAATAGATGAAATTTGCCTTTTAAGCCCGTTTAACACTTTAAAAGACACTTGTAAAAAGTTTATAAGCCAATACGAGAAACACACCGAGGGCCTTTACATTTACGGGGACAGGACCAGCAAGAAACAGGACAGCAAATTAGAAAAAGGCGAAAACTTTTTCACTTTGGCCGCTAATTACTTAAAACAATTTAGGCCCGCTACTCGTTTACCAAGTCAAAACCCAGGAGTTAAGAGTCGGGGCGAGTTTATAAGCCAGGTATTCGCTGGCAACGTAAAGGGCGTTAAAATAGTAATTGGCGAAAATTGCGGCAATACTATAAGCGACTATTTTAACTTACAGGAGGACAGCGACGGAACGAAATTTAAAAAAAAGGAAAGGGACAAAAGGAGCGGCGTTAGCTTTGAAAAGTACGGCCACACCTCAGACGCAAACGATTATTTATTCATTGAAATACTAAAAAGCCAATATTTGGACTTTATAGGCGGCGGAATAACAAAAAAGCCTATATTTGGAACAAGGCAACGGCGCAAATCATACTAAAATTATGGCGTTTATTATTAAAACGGATTTATACAGATATTTGGAGCAGTCAACTATTGACCAGCTTACGGACAGCACGGATACAATAGTGACCGAGGCAATAGCGGACGCCGAGGACAGAATAAGGGAAAAAATAAGCCCACGTTATAACCTCACAACGGAGTACGCAAAGACAGGAACGAACAGACACCGCGGACTTATGAAGTGCGCTATTAATTTAGCTATTTTCAACTTATTTCAAAGGGTTCATATTGACGTATTGCCCGAGGGCCGAGAGTTCGCCCACCAGGAGGCCGAGAAATGGCTTGACGACGTTTTTAAAGGACGTTTAAATGTAACGCTAACAACTAACGACGAAGCCAAAGAGGAGGGCTGGCCGCTACGCTGGGGAAGTCAAACTAAAAAAGGAAATCAAAGTTTTTAATTATGGGGTTTTTAGACATATTTAAAACTAAGG